GTCTGCAAGGTCGAGGGGTGGATATTTGGGACCCCCTATCCCCCCTCGGGGCCTTTCGCTCGCGCAAAGCTACTATCCTCGGTCGCGGTCTTGCGGTCGTGGTCTGCTTTGGTGAGGCCTTGCCAGTTGTTCGAATCCCAAAAGAGTTTCATATCGCCGCGGTGCGGGATGATGTGATCGACGACCTCGGCAAGATAGACTTTGCCGTCGTGTTCGCCGAAATAGTCGACCGCGATCGGGTGCGCTCGCAGATACGCTTTGCTTGCGATTCGCCATCGGCGACCGTAACCGCGGGCCGCCGCGGTCGGGCGTTGCTCTTGTGCTTTGTGCCTGGGCGCGCAGGCCTCGCAATAACCGCGACTCACGAGCGCGCCGCACCCCGCTTTGCACGGTTGTTTTGCTGCGAAAGGCATCGATGCCTCAAAAGAGACTACCACTTTAGTGTTAGCGACTCTTAACGACCCAAAGCGTCTAAAGAATGAAATGAAATCTATCTGCATCGCACTTGCCTTGACGATCGCCGTATGCGGCTGCAACTCGAAACAGAAAGACCGCGACGCTCAACTCGCCTGGACTAAATTCCAGAATGATGCGCAACAGCGTATCGATGAGGCGCGCGCCCAGACCGCCCAACTCGATCGCGAGTATGTAAAACTTCAATTCGGAACCGCCGCATCTATTCTTTGGGATAAATGTCAGACCCCGCCTAAGAATCCCGACCATCAACGCGCCTGCAAATCTCTTTTTGACAAACTGGAAAAGTCGAACAAAATATCGCAAGACGCGATCGCGCGCGAAAAAGCGAACTGGTAAAAACTCTCTCCCGGTAGTAGGCGCGTCTACGCCTCGCCCTCAAGCGACTCCCCCGCGCACGGTCCCGCGTGCACAAAGGTGCCGCAATTCCAGCACTCCGGCCACAGACCACCGAGAGCATCGTCGCAAACGCCCTGCACCCAGTCACCGTAATCCACGCCCATCAGAGGGCAGGCAGAGATAGCTCTAAGCGTCTGTTCATACCGCTCGACCTTTTGCTCTAGCGTCTCCATCGCCGTCCATTCACCCAGCTTTCGAATGTGGTTTGTCGTGCAGAAATCAATGCATCACGCCGACGACGCGCGGGCCGACGTTCAATAGAAACGCAAGCAACCCAACCCAGAACATAATGCGCCCGATCTCGGACGCTTTCGCATTCATCGAGGTCAACGCATAGATGACCAATCCCACGATCGCAACCAACAAGGGCAAATAAATGACCATTGATTCACCTCACGCCCGCGGATAAACGCGCACCGCACGGTCGCCGTACACGGGTTTGCCCTTGCCGTTATCGATGCGCGATGCGGGCGCAGGCCATTGATGATACTTCCCGCACGCCTTTTCGATGTCGTCGTCGGGTTCGAGCGCACGACCGTCGCGAGCTCGGCGACTTATGCGTTCATCTTCACTCAATCCCACGGTGCGCGATTGTCCAAAGAGGCCTGCAACTAATTGCACCTCATGCGCGTTGATCGTGGTCGACCCGCGTTTACTTTCGACCTCGAAATCGCCGAGACCATTTTCAAGAATTTGAAACCCGCCAAGATGCCCGTTGCGCTCGGGCTCGATGCGCCACTCGCCGCGCTTGACTCTTAACATTCCGAACGCGATCGAAACATAACGCACCACGCGCCAACCGAGCGAGGTGTCGGCGGGGTACACATAGACCTTTTCACCGTTGCGATCGTTTGATTGCGCGCCGCGCGCGCCGGTTTCTGTATAACGACACGACCCCATATCTTTTGCCCTACTGCCCTGAATCGGCGGGCGCGCCGCCTGCGTTTCACTTAGATCGTGATTTGTGAAAACCCAGGAACAAAATCGTGTATTTGAATCCGAAAACAACCCTACACGAGCGCGCGCTCGCGATTGTGCAAGGTCGGTTGAAAATTGGTGCATCTAATCGAGGGGAAAGTCGATGCCGAGCGAGGTTTGCAATTCTTCGATTGTGCGTCGATATTGCTCGCTCCGTGCGATGCGTTTCGCAACCTCGCGCAACCCGTGGAGCACGGTCGTGTGATGCTTCCCAAACGCCGCCGCAATCGCAACCGTGCTTTCGCCGGTCGTCATATGCGCAAGATACATTGCAATGTGCCGCGGCCTCACGATGTCGAGAGTCTGTCTGGGTCCCAACAAATCCTCGAGTTGCAAGTGAAAGCGGCGCGCGACCACTCGTTGCACCTCGCGAATACTGAGAAACCCGCGCATCGCTTTGCGGTCGGTCTCGGGCTTGGGTTCGGGCATCGGTTTGGTCTTGCGATTCTTTTCGGGCTCGGCGTTCGACCCCAGGCACAACGAGCCATTCATCGCGACAACTCCGATCACGGCGAGATCGCCGGTTTCGCGCGCGGTTTCGAGAAATGATCGCAACTCGGTCGTGCTCACCATCGGCGGCCCGACCAGGGTCTCGGCGTATTCCCTGGGCGATAGCATCGGCATGACGAATTGGGGCACCACGACCTCGAAAGGGTCTTGCAATTGTTCACGGTATGCCCGTTGCGTATCCTGGGCGGCGATCGCGTAATAACAAACCTCGCCATCGGCGCAGGGCATACAGAGCGGCACCGTATCGATCACGATTTGCGCTTGGCAATGATGCCCTTTTACGAGGCAATGACGACACGCAACGTTGACGAGTTTTCCGAGGGCGGCCATTTAGCTCACCCAACCCAAAACCGGAATCGAGGCGGCCCGCTTGAGCGCGGCGATTTCCTCGCGCCGCCTGCGCCGTGATTCTCTCATCTTTTGCGCGTGACACACCGCACACGTGCGTTGATTGCCGCGCCGCGGTCGCCCGCAATCCTTCGTGATGCAAATCGTCGCCGGGGGTCGATGCCTCATCTCTGCACCTCGCGTTGTTTCACGTGAAACATTTTGGTTCTACGTGGAACACTTTCGCCATGCCTGCAATGCTTCCGGTCGCGCCTTGCGCCCCGTGTACCCGGGCGTCTTCACGCTGTCGAGAAACTCTTGCTCGCTCTTGCCGGCGTTCGCGGGCTCGCTCATGCGGTCGTCGACCCATTGCCAAAACGATTGTTCCCATTCGTCAATCTGAGACTTCGCGCGTTTCTCCGCGGCGATCGTCGCCGCCCTCTCGCGTGCCCGCTCAATCGCCTCGGTCACCTCATCGGGCCGCGGAAAGAATTTCTGCCCCGGTGCGATGCGCAGGGCGCGCAATGTGTCGCACATCTCTTTGAACGAATAGCGCACCGCGATTTGTTCAAAGTCGTAAATCAAACCCTCGATCGAATCGCTCAAATCCTGCGTCGCGTATCTCTGCGCGGTTTGCTTGATCAAACGCTTGAGCTCACGCAACTCCGAGGCGGGCAAATGCCTCGTCGATTGCTCTGAGGTTGTTTGTAACGCGCTCGTGAGTTGCACTAGGTCGACTCGTTCCATTGGTGCCCCCTGGGTTGATTGGTAAGCCGAAACGATCGATCGGCCCCGAGTTGTATTTCGCGATCGAGCGCAACCACGTGCCCGGTCGATCGCCGTGATTTACTTCGCTCGCGAGTCGAGCGACGAGAAACGCGAGAAACTTGTCGGGCTCGATGTCGAGCAACGAGGCGAGGTTTTGTTTTTCGCTCTTGCCCCAGGGCATCACGACGCCGGGGTTTTTGATTTCCCAATAGCGGGCGATTGCCTTTTTGAAAAACTCATAGCGGGCGGGGTCTGGGGTGAGTTTCGCCTCGGGCGAAACCCGGGACCATAGCGGGACTATAGCGGGTACTCCATTAAGGGGGTGTGGGGGTTCTGTCCCTGGGACAGTCGCGGGTGTCCCTGGGACAGTCGGCGGTGTCCCTGGGACAGTCGCGGCGGGTGTCCCTGGGACAGTCGGCGGCGTCGATCGCGCATCGTGCACCGCGGCGAATTCGCGCGCATAATCGGCCTTGAGATCGGTGCCCAATTTGTCGAGGTTGATTTGTATGCCGCGGCGTTTGTGTACCCCGTCGTCGACGAGCGTCACGAGGCCCACGGTGACGAAAACCTCGATCACCCGCCAGACCGTGCGCTCGCTCATTTCGAGTTGCCGCACGATGAAGGGCACCGAGGGGTAACCGTATCCCTCGGCATTCGCTTGATCGGCAAGAAACGCGAGCACACATTTCGCGGTTAGGTTGCCGAGGCGGGTTCTGTATGCATCGGTGATGATTGCGTGACTCATGAGAGCAAAAATTTCCTGCGCCCTGGGCGATGTCTTTCGCCGGGCCATTTGTTTTTAGGTTGTGCCCTTGCCGAATGAGAGAGGCGTGCGGCGAATTTAAAGGCAGCCGGGGAATTCGCCGCACCGTTCGCGCATGGCAACGCGCGCGAACAAACTAAGCGATCACGGTCGCGTCTTTCACGCGCGCGCTCAACCACGTCGCAATACTATGCACGGTGTCGATCTTCCATTTCTGATCGATGTCGAAAAGAGCGATTTGCGGCAACCCGTCTTTTACACTTCGCAGGCGCAACAAGAATCTCGACGTGACCGGCGACGCATCGCGAAAGGTTCGCCAGGGTATCAACTCGATGCCCTCGCTCGGAATCACGACGCCTTGTTTGCCGGTGACGCCCGCTTTGATTTCGAGTTGTTGCGATACACCGTCGTCGGCGACATTCACGCTTTGCCCGCTCGACAAATTCGATACGAGTTGTTGAATCATGACCGCATTCTCGTTGAACAGAAACGAGCTCCGAAACGCGATGATGAAATCCTCGGCCTCGGTGTATGCATTGAATTTGAATCGCGTTTCCTCGACGTGTTTCGCCGCGGCGTACACGTGCCGGTGCCCGCATTCGTCGGCCTTGAGCGAGACCAATTGCACCGTGAGGTGATCGACCACGTGCAAGGCGGTCGCGCCTTTGTCGAATTCGTCGACTTTTGCCTCGCAGAGTGCGACGAGCGCGGCGAGCGACGAGACCGCGAACGTCGGTTTGATGTATTGAGGCCCAGGCGGGCGCACCGCGTCGCCGATCGTGCCGTCGATCTTAACTGCATAGTCATGCTCGCCGACCTTGACGGTAACAGGGCGGCGGTCTCTCAGGCGATCGAGAACATTATCAAGAAAAACATCGAGCCCCATTCATTCACCTCAACCTTTGGTTTTGTTGGTTTCATATTGTCTGCACTATCACGAGAGTACCGAGCCCCATTGCTCGGCCATCGCGTCCGCGATCCCTTGATACGTGATACTTCGTTTCTTCCATCGATCCGGCGATGGTGGTTCTTTCCAGATGCGCCCTTCGCGCTTTGAATCCAGAATGGTCGCCATCAGCGGAGGCAGATTTTTGAGCCAAAGCAGCGTTGTTTTGGTTTCCCCATGCCCAAATTCCCACGGCTGTATTGCCTGTTGTGCTGGGGGTAAATCGACGTGCCGGATAGGCCGCGGATTCTCGATTGCGATTCGCTCAATGGGAACTGCAAGTAACTGGCGAAAGAACTCCGCAGCCTCTCGTGCTGCCCTTTTGCGTGGTTCTCCCTTTAAGGGATGCGTCTCGGAATCCGGCTTGTTCACCCAATGCCAGCCAGAGCGCGTCAGGTATGTGCAGGGTGGATGCGCGATCATCAAATCCCACGCCGGTTTATTCCCTGCGGCGATATAACTCCGAGAAAGCAGATTCAAAACGTCACCCTCAAAATGAAACGGCGAACCGTCTGCGGCGGGAAGTAAATCGCAACTCCAGGCATCATGGCCTCGGCGTCGAAACGCTTCCCGAACCACTCCGCTAAATTCGCAAGCAACCAAGACTTTCATCCCAATTTTCCTAGTACCGTTCTGCCCGCGACGACGCTATTGCCCAGGCGTCGCCGGTTTGAATTCGACGACCGGGGTCTCTCTCGGTTTCGGCACCGACCAAAGAGGCATTTGCCGCGGGTCGGCATCGAACGCGACGCGCGCGCCCTCGTCGGTGCGGCCGGCGAAGATTTTCGATTTGTGCGTTTCGATCGCGGCGAGTTTCGAGACACATCGAAACTCGGTGTCAATTTGGCATCGATCGCTGTGCGGTTTGAAAACGACCGTCAACGTGATCACGCGGGTTGCCGTCGAGACCGTCGCAAGATCGGCGACGTTTTCGAGTACCTTGTCGAGCTCGCGCTCGAACGCATCGAGCGCGGCCCCCTGATTGATATTGCCGAGGTTGATGGTCGCCACGTCGGGCGCGGTTGTTGTCATGGAAATATCACCTCCAAAAGATCACCCAAAGAGAGACGGCAACGATCACGAGAAACGTCGCGACGATCGCCAGAGATGCAAGACTGCGCGCGGGCCTGCCAGGGTCGCGCCGATCGTCAAGCCCGCCGAGCGCGCGAATCTGATCGCTGCACGAGCGGCAAAGACTGCCCCGATAGGCGCGCCCCTCGCAACCCTCGATCGCACACTTGCGAGAGTCGAGCTCGACTTTCCAGAGATATTCAACGCGCATCACGCCGCTTTGCCCTTTTTCTTGCGGCGTCGCCCGCGAATGAGCTCGTGCACTTTTTGCGACGTGAGGCGATTACGTCGCGCCTCATGCTTTTGCCGAACGCGATACTCGGCCCAGGCCCGCAAGCAAGGCGGCGCGGTGCACACCGTGCCATTAGTGCCCGAGACCCAACCGCATTCGTCGCCGCTCGCATAGGGCGGCACCGCGCAGGGGTACGCCTCGGTGCAACCGCAAAACCGACACGTCGAGGGTTTCATTGGAATAACCAACCTTGTCTCGACATCGCAAGCGCGATTTCAATTTCCAGTTTCATTTTTCGAGTAAATTCGCGATCCTTCGCGATCTCCTTTAGCCAGGGCCTCAGAGAGGCAATCCAATCGTCTTGTTCTTTCATCCCCTCTTCTTTCATTCCCTGAAACAGAGTTCCAAACCACAAATCAGATTGGCGCGCCGCATCATTCGCGTACCATTCCTTCCAAAAGCCAACACCGCGTTGCCAACGATCATGATCGTGGTTGCTCTTAATGCAATTGCATCTTCTACAAACAAGTTGCGTATCGATACCCCATCTTGGCAAGTCGATCGTGGGGTCTTTGATGTCCACTGTTATAGCTGCGAGCGCACCCGCCATTTCGCTAAATTTGATTCCGCAAATGGCACAAGAACCATTCGACAAAGCGCGCCTTAAAACGGGTACCATATTTTTGGTAGTCCAGCGAGCGTTCTCCCGAAACTCGCCCACTGACTTGATCACGCCCGACTGAATATATTTCTTAGCGTGAGACCTAGCAGTATTAATAGCTTTGAACGTTAAGCGAGAAGAACATTGGAGTTTATTTTCACAGCCGCGACAAATGGCAAGACGGTACAACTTACCGGGACGATTCTTGCGGCGATATGATTTGAAGAATCTCTCCTCAAACCACCCGAGGCATATTTTGCATTGACGCTTCATGAGCGCGCATCCTTCATCATGACGCGTGGCGTCGACTGGTTTCATCGTTTCGCCTTTTGCCGACGCACCTCGTCGGCGCGTTGCTTTGCGGCAAGTTGATAGATTGACTCATAACTCACCGCGAGCTCGTTGCGCAGGCCTTTCAATCGCAACACTGCCCATAAAGGGCGCGCCTCGACGATGAGCTCACGCATTCGCCCGCGCTCGCGTATGAGCTCGCCGGTTTCGAAAATCAATCGCGTTTTTCGCTCGGCGATCGGCATCATGCCCGACCCCCCGTGCCTCGGCATTCATGTGTTAACACTTCGAGCGCATCGCCCGCGGCATTCTCGACGACCCGCTCATTGAGGGCGAGCGCGCCGCCCCACGATCGCGTGGCGGGCCACTCGCGCGGGGTCCATTGATCATCGACCGCGCCGCACTTTGCGCAGGCCGCGGCGACCCCGCTCACCCGATCGTCGCCCCGCAATTCGAGCCGGTCGAGAATTCGCAACACGTGCCCGACCCCGCACCCGATCGCGTGAGCGACGCGCCCGTTCGCCCCGTATGCCTCACGGGTTGCCAAACACTCACGGCATTGCAAAACACCGTTGACGATCTCGATCGATTTCTCGGCAAGGTTGCGCGCCGCGAACATGAGAGCGACGAGCAATTGATCGCGCTCGATCGCAATCCCGTTGACTTTTTTTTCGGCCATGTTTTCACCTCATCGCGAGGCCTTGGGGAAAGGGTTTTTCTAAACCACTTTTTCAACGAATCTTGCACGCTTTCTATGTCGGCAAAAAGTACGCCCAGGCAACCGCGGCGTCAAGACCCGAGGTGTGCAAATGGTGTCGGATTTGCTGCCGGTTTGTCGGCACCAATGGACGCAAAAAGTCGGCAAAATTTGAGGGCACATTCGGCGCGCGCGCCGCTGCTCTCAACCGTCGATTTCCCTTGGGTTTTTTGGTGCCGGTTTTGGTGCCGGTCGGTGCCGGTTTTCTGTGCGACTAGGTGCGACTCGGTGCAACTAGCGAGATGCTCTCAAACCCGCGTCGTTATTGGCGATTTGTATCTCTGTGCGACTCGGTGCGACTCGGTGCAAAATGGCCAAAAAACGGCTTAGAAGGCCGGTGCTCTATCCGATTGAGCTACTCGCCCGCACTTGAAAACAAACGACTTACAGCTTTATGATTTTGCGCTTTTTTCCCCGGTGCCGGTTTTGGTGCCGGTCCGAGGTTGGCCCCCGCCGGGGTGCCGCCCGGGTGCCGCCGGCCCTCGCCGGCCCTCCCAACCGCGCCCCCCGCGGGGCCGCTTTTCATCGCCCTTTGCACGTCGGAAAAAACCTCGAAAAAAAATTTATCACGCCCGCCCGCCGAGCCCGTGCCGGGCCTCGAACTCGGCCAGAAATCGACCGAGCTCGGCCTCGATCTGAGCCATGCGCGCGAGGTCCTTTTCGGTCGGTTCGGCACCCGGTTCGAGAATCGAATGATCTTGCCCTTATCGGTGAGCTCGCGCGTCGCGCGCTCGATGAGCTCTTGCAGATTGATTTCCATTCACGACCTCCCCTTTAAGAACCGCCGCGGCGACGCCTGCGCACGTCGGACCAAACCCCGACCGCAACCCGAGCGTTCTGCTCATCAAGACGGTACTTGTTTCAGTTGCTTTTCTCGCTGCACCTTGTCGTATGCTGCTGCCGCTTGCTCGTATGTCGTAACAATGCCTTCCCTCGCTTGCGTGGCGATGATGCAGCGGATCATAAGCTCCCTCCACTGCTTCGGGTTTCTCATAATCGCCTTGATGTCTACTTGCTTCATGTCAGTACCGTTCTCCCTGCGGCGACATTGTCATGGTTGGAGTGACTTCTTCTCACTTCAGATTTTCTGCGCGAGAGACAATTCCGATCAGTTCTTCAATTGTCACCGTCGTATCTTCCAGCACGTTAATCCACTCCCGCGTTGCGTCTTTCCGTAGAGAATACGTTACCTAGATGCAGTACGTCTCATCTTCCAGACGATTGCAAATGCAGTAGACGTGCCCACAGCCCAGACACACCGGAGGCGTCAACAAGCGATCTAGGCTTTGGTACGCCTTAGACAAACTGCGAAGGTTCCGCAAGTAATTGCGGGTCGTCGCCCGAAAACCGCGTGAATCGCCGCTTCGATACGCCTTGCGGTATGCACGGCCATACGCTGATTCTTCCGCTTCTGTCATGTCCGATTGCACGGAATCGCGTATATTCATAGCGCGTTGGTACGCTCTTTCAATTCGCTTCCGTTGCTCAGTTAACTCCGCTTTTTTCATGCTGTCCCTTTCAGCGAGTACCGTTCTGCCAGCGAAAACCAAACCGCGTGCGTGCCATCGCCGCGCGGCGCGCCTCCGAGACCTTGACGGGGGTCTCGCATCGAGGTTGCGCCCGCGGCCCGGCGAGACGCGCCACTCGAAGGGCAAGGACGAGAGCGCGCCGCGCGTCGTGATTCTAGCCGGTCACCCCGCGCCGCGGCGACCCCCTAATCGCAATCGGTCCAGAACAGGTGCAGAGAGTGCCGGCCCCGGGCGGCATCGTAATGCTCGTGAGAGTAACCGCATTCATGCCGCCCGTCGCGGTCCCGTTCGGCGAAGAATCTCGCGCTCTCGCCGTCGTAAGGGCAAGGCTTGGTGAGCGCAATCACCAAGAGGAAAAAGATCATCATGCCCTCACCCCCGCCTGGTTCTCTATCGATGCCGACCGAGGCCCGGGCGTCGCCTCGCTTAAAACAAGGCCCCGCGGCGGCCCCAGGATGCCCCAGGCGGGCCGCGGCGCGATCGCGTGCGGCCTCGCATACCTGCGGCGGGCGGGCGCGCCGGCGCGCCCTGAGCGCAGGCCGCGGCGGGGTTGCGAGCCGGGGCCCGCCGGGCGAGCCCGATGCCTTAGTCCCGACCCAGGTAATCATCGAGAGAGTAACCGCAATCAATGAGTGCCGGGCGCGCGTACACGGTCACGCTCTCGCCGCGCCGCTCGAACGAGTACCACGTGTCGCGGGGCGTGCCGGGGGCGCAAACCAGGGCGCGCAACAATTCGAACGTCAACCGCACCCCGTCCACTTCGAGCGTCTCGTTTTCGGTGTCGATGACCAATTTCATCTCATCCCCCCAAACGCACCAAGGCCCCGGCACGGTGCCGGGGCCTTGGTCGTGGTTTTGTTGGTTGTCGGGTTTAGCGCGCGGCGCGCCCCCCGCGAATCACGCCGAAGGTGCCCGTCGCCTTTTGTGGCAGGCGGGCCGCGCTCTTGCGGCGCGGGCGCGAGGCCGCGGGCGCGACCTCGGGCTCGGCATAGCTCGCCATGAGCGCGGCGCGGGCGGCGTCGTGGTTGCCGGGGCACAAATGCGAGTAGCGCATGGTCATTTGGATGTTGGCGTGCCCCAGGTAATCAGCGACGACGCGCAGGGGCACGCCCGCGGTCACCAAACGCGACGCGAACGTGTGCCGCAAATCGTGCCAGTTGAAATTTTCCACCCCGGCCTCGGCGCGGGCGCGGTCGAACCAATTGCGCGTGGTGTTCATCTCCAGCGTGTCCGACGTGCCGTAGCGCATTTTGTTGCAGAGTTTCGCGCCCTTCGCCTTGCCCTGGGCGAGCGCGTTATAGGCAGCGATCGCGATCGGCGAGGCGGGCACGTAGCGGGTCGCCGGTAAACTTTGGGTTTTCCTTTGGTGAATGCAAAGCATGTGCGTGTCGGGGTGGAGGTCGCCGACCACCGAGCGCAACTGTTCCGAGCGGCGATAACCGCCGTGGATGGCGAGTTGGAAAATCGGCAAGTAGGTCGGATACCGCTTGCCGATCACCGCGGTCAAGCGCGCCTCTTCGTCGGGGGAGAGATAACGCTCGCGGGCCGCGGCCTTTTCCGATTGCCGCGCGATGCCTTTGGCCGCCGACTCGCGAATCTTTTTGTTGGTCACGCCCAGGCGATAGACGAGCGAGAAGGCGGTTTGATGCTTGTTGCGCGTGGAGGCCGACCAACCCAGCGACTTTTGCATCTTCGCCAGCCAAGCGATGATTTCTTGTTGGCGAATGGTGTCGGCGCGCCGCGGGCCGAATTCCTGATCGAGGCGGGCGAGGATGTATTTCACGCTTTCCCGACCCTTGGGGGTGTACTCGGTTTCGATGTGCGCGACCGCATCCGCAACCAGGGTGGAAAACAAAATGTTCGATCGCCGCTCGGGTTCGAGGCCTTTGGCCTTTTCGCCGCGGCGAATGGCGAGCCGCTCCTTGGCGATGGAGAGCCCGCCGCACTTTTCTCTGATCTCTTTGCCGTTGATGTCCACGTAGCGAATCCAGTGAACCCCGTCTCTCACAAAGATGCCTTTGCCGAGGTTCTTGCCGTTTAACTTGCCCATGTTTTTTGCCCTTGTCCTTTGCCGTCAAAATTGGTGCCAGACCAGTGTACCAAAATGAGGCCGGTGCACTCCAAACCGGCACCAAATGGCCGCGCCCGCCTGGGGCAAAAAAACGGGGACACCCCCGGGGAGTTTGTGTTGGGGTGCCCCCGCGCCAAAAGGCATTTCAATTCGAGCCGCTCTCACCATTCGCCAGGGCCGCGCCTGCGCCCTCGCGCCTGGGAGGTTTCGAGGGAGGTTTCACGGGTTCGGGGTGATCGCCGCGGGCAAAGGCCAGAACCGAGGCCCGGGTGATCAAGACTTTGCGCCCCACCAGTTTTGCGACGAGCTCGCCGCGCGCGAGGTAATAGTCGATTGCGCGCACCGAGAGACTCAGTATTTCCGCGGCCATCTCGCGGGTGTATAGCAACTTTTCGAGGGTCATAAATTCAGCAATCCAATTTCGGCCATCCGAGGGGTAAGTGTGCGCGCCCGGGGCGAAGTCGCCCAGGAGTTGAGCAGCGCACGGATTGGGGGAGTGTTCCTTGGGGTTCCCATGCCCCAGGCACACACGACGAGAAAATAAACGAGGCTCGCAAAGAACCGACCTCGTGCTGAACGCGCGCCGCGAAAAGGGTGCTCGCCTTCCCGCTTTTTTGTTGATCGAGCGATTATGCTCTTGCGAGTCGTTTCGCGCCCCACTCGCCATTACGACGAGGGACACACGACGCACGGGGTGTCCCGCTGCATTGGATTGGTGCCCTAATCCTGCTTCATCTCTGAATTTCTATTTTTGTTTTTGTACAAATGAGGACAAAAGGCAGAACTGGGAAAAACATCGCAACATATTAGAGCTTGCTGTTTTCTCCTGTCAAGAGAAAAGAGGTATCAGTTCTCACCGTTTGTCACCAAAATCCCGCACTAGAGTGAACAAGTATGGGCAAATCACACCCTTTTACGCTTCGCCTTAGCTCCGCCCAATACGCCGCCGTCGTGCGCTTGTCGCAAAAACTCGGCATCAGCATAACCAACATTGTGCGACTGGCACTGGCCCGCTTTATCGAAGAGGAGAATCATTCTGCCGCCGAGCGAAGAAAACACTAAACCTCTGCAACGAAACCCTTCCGTCGTTTCGAACGTCCTCACCTCATGAAACTCCGCTCCGATCTCACTCGCGATCGCCAATACGCGGTCGCCGATCTCGATCTCGCTTTCAAAATGTATGAGGCCGCCGAACTCGCCTTCGAGCGCGCGCGAATGGTGAAAGAACAGGCGGCCAATAATTTCGAGCGCATCGACGCCCAACTCACGAGCGGGCAATTCATCGACGATGCGGTTTCGCCGTTGTAGCCGGCGCGGCGCGCGCGACCACGGGCCGCGGCGCGACACTGGCGGGCTCGGGTTGGGGCTCGGGCGCAGGCCTGGGCACGGCATTGGCGGCCTCGATGACCGCCGGCGCAATGCTCTCCGCGGGCGGCGCATCATCATCGCTCGGGCTCGGCGTGACCGCGGCGATCGCCTGGGTCGCGCGGGTGATGGCATCGAGCAAGGCGCGAATGTTGGCGACCGTGAGTTGCAAGTTGTTGAGCCCGGCGAGCTCGGCCTCGATCGCGTCGCGCCCCGCCTCGATCTGATTGATTGCCGCCTTGATGGTTTCGCTGGCAATAGTTTTCGGCATGGGTGTTTTCTCCATTCTCAAAAGAGTCGGCCTGCGCCGGTCGGGGTGAGGTTCGACAAACGGGTGACGGTGTGCACCGCGCGCCGCCGAGCGGAGAGGTCCTCGGCGAGTATGTATTTGTGCCGACCCGCGGGCGACCAGACCAAACCGTTGCGCCGGTATTCAATCGCCTCGGTCGGTCCCTCGGCCTCGATGAGATCGCGCAGATACGTCAACTGTGCAGGCGTAAGGCGGCGCACGTTGGCCTCGGTGTCGGCCTGGGGGCGCGCAAAAATATCGGTGATAAGATCGAAGGCATTCATAACCGCATCGTGTACTATGACAGGAATTCGCACGCCGGGACGTGAAACCCACTCAGGAGCAACCAACCTTGACGACCATACACAACGACGCGCCCGCCTCCACGCCCAGGGTCCCAAAACTGATCGTCGCCGCGCAATGGACCAACGCCCAAAACACGACCCTCGCGCGCTGCCGCTTTTGCGGTTCGCTCGTCGGCCTCACCGTGCGCGAGTTCAACGAGGTGCGGGTTTACCCCGACGCCTGCATCGCCTGCGCCCGTTGCGCGCACTTGCTCTCCTCGACCCTCGACGAGCTCGCCGCCGACAACCCGATCGACTATCGCACCCTTGAGGGCAAATACATCTCGCTCGATGCGGACCAACCCCACGAGGCCGACGCGCCCGCGATGCCCGTGCCGATCGTCGCCGCGCCCTGGGAAAACATGATCGAGCGCGGGGCGATGCAATCCCAATGCAACGTGTGTGCGCGCCTCGTGGGGCTCGCCCCGCCCTCGCAAGAAATGCTCGCCGCGCGCCCCGAGACGGTCATCATCTGCACCCGCTGCTATGCGGCATTGGCAACCATCCACGCCGCCCAAGAACAGGCGGGTTGATCACTGGATGTAAATCTCGAACGGGCGCACCGACGCCGTGCCGGTGTATTGGGTTTGCCCCGGGGTCGGCGCGTTGATATTCACGTAAATCTCGATCGAAATAGTCGAGAGCACCGTGCCCGCGGCGATCGTCATGGTGTAATCGGTTTGCGCGGTCGTCGCACTAAACGTCGCCAGGGTCGTGTTGGTGCCGCCCACGTGCACGACGATGTTGCCATACCAACTCGCCGCCGCGGGAAGGTTCGCGTCCGTCGTACTGGCGACCACGTGCAAGGTCAACGCCGCGCCGGCGGCGACCGCGGCGAACCCGGAGAAAATACAGTCGCCGGTCGCGGTCTGATAGTAATACTGCGGATTGGGGGGCGGCCCGATGCCCGCAATCACACTCCACAGACTCGCGCCCACGATCGCGGTCGTGGTGGTGTTGTTGTCATAGGCCGCGGCGGGGGTCGTGGTCGTGCTCGACCCGGTGTCGTGATAACTCGTCGGTTGATAGCGCGGCGTATAGGTCGGAGTGGTGATCGAGCCGATGAGGAAATATCCGGTCTTGTTGGAAAAGTCGCCTTTGTTCTGGGTCGCAATGGGGGTGATGGTGCCGCCGGTCATGGCCGCGTCGATGTAATACACGTAATAGAGTTGGGCTTGATTGAGCCCGGTGAGCAGGTTGGGCGAGGGCGTGCAGGCCCCGCCGAAAGGCGGCGTAAACGCCGAGATCGAGATTTGCGCACTGCCGTCGGCCAGGCCTTGCGCGCTCAAGGTGCCCGCGGGCGCGACCGGCACGCCCGAGTAACTCACCGTCGAATAGGCCGAGGAGACGGTCGCCGGGCCGACCGTGATCCATATCGACGGGACCGCGATGCAGTTCACCGCGCGCACCCGCACGTTGTATTGCGCGCCGTCGCTCACGGGGGTAATGAAACACGAGTTCACCGAGGGGTCGAACTTGCCGAAAGGCAGAAAGGCCGCGGCCCCGCTCGGTTGCCATTGCACCTCGATATGCCCGCCGGCAATCACGTATGCATCGTTAGGCGTGATCCAGGCGCAATAAAGCGCATTGGAGACGCGCCCGTCGGCCCCCACGGTCACGGTCGAGGGATAGGTCACCCCCGAGATGGTCGCGCCCGGCCCCGAGTAGAGGGTCACGTTCTCGGGGGGTTGCGCGATCTGCGCGCCGGGGGCGACGGGTTGCGTGAACCCTTGCGGGCTCAATTCCTCGGTCGTCGCCCAATCAAACCCCGTCGAGTCGGTCTCGGCGACATCGAGCTCGACGGCCAGCACGGGCGCGCCGCCTTTGGTTTTGTCGACCACCAGACGGTCGGCCAACACTTCGAGGTTCTTGTTGGTCCATCCATAGCGCGCGTGGGTGAGTTGAATCACGTCGAGCGCGACCGCCTGATAGGCGCGCATATTACAACGCAGTGTTCCGCGGCCTTGATTGCGAATGCGCATCAAGGCGATCTTTGCCAATCGTTGCGCGGTCGCGGCGTTGTCGGTGCAGGGAAAATTGGCGTCTTTAAAAATGCGTTCGAGCCCGTCCTCGACCAACCATCGGTCGCCTTGCCCGGGGTCGGTGATCGCCCCATAATGCCGTTGGTAATTCTGCATATAGGGCGGCACGTCGGCCTGTTGATAGGCATTCTCCGGCGACACATAGGTGCCCTTGATGGCGTTGCACGTGTCGCGAATCGAGTGCCGCGGCCGCCACTCGATCGGGCCGATGAGATCGGCCTCGCTGAGTTGCAGGGTCGGCCCCACCCAGGCCCCGGGGAAAATCGAGAATTGCCCGCCTTGATAGGAAATGCGCCCCGCGCACGAGGTCAACATTTGTTGCAAGATCGAGCCGCGCGTGGCGTTGAGTTGAAAAAACGTGTTGCACGTGTATCGCTTGACGGTCCCGCCCGCGGCCAGGGGCACCAACTCGTCGCAGATATTGGCCGCGGCGCTCAACTGCGCGGTCGGGATGTCGGTGCCGATGGTGAGCCCGAACCCGCCTTTGGTCGCGGGCATGGCAAGGTAATCGGCGATGCACAAGGCGGCGTTGTTGGTATATATGCGCGTGCCGGTGCGCGGGTCGAGTATGTCTTTCTTGCCGCGAATCACGAACGACACGTTCGGTATGGAGCTCGGAAAGACCGAATCGTCGTACCCCATGCGCACATAGGCGAGCGTGCGCCCCAAACCTTTGTCGCTCGCTTTCCATGAGGTGTTACTCGCGAGCAACCCGGGGAAGGTTGCCGCGTGCGTGCCGTCGAGCAACTCGATGTGAATTTTGTCTTTGTAATTGGAGTAAAGCGTCGAGAATTGCCCGCCCGAGGTCGTGGTCGGCACGCCGCCGCAAATGAACGTATACGTTCTCGGGTCGGTCTTGTTGGGTTGGGTCACAATCCAAACCCCGTTGAACGTATTGTCGTTCGCATAGGTGATTTGAATCGAGTTGCCATCTTGCCCGGGCACGTCGGCACTTAGATGCACGGTCACGACCCCGTTCGCGTCGCGGGTCATCGACGAGATGCCCGCGGATATTTGCGCCGGGGGATAGGAATCCCAACCCGCGCCGGTCGAGCTCGGGCGCACCAACACTTGCCGCCCGTCGATTCTAAGTTGCCACGAGGTCAAGTTGCAGGGGTGACAGGCGAGCACATAGACGCGGTGCAATTCCTTGTTGTTGCTCGTGCCCTGGGAGTTGTTCGATTGGCGAAAGATTTCGACGCCGCCGACCTTTTGCTCTCCGTACACATACCCGTGCGCGCCGATCGGCGTGGTGACCGCGACCGCGAGGCCGCCTTGATTTTTTTTGAGCGCGTCGGCAATGCCCGACATGATCATCGAGCCCGAGAGCGACACGAGCGCGCCGACCGCGGCGGCGTGGGAGATCATGAGCGTGCCGATGGCGATGCCGCCCCCCGGGATGGCAATCGCCGCGCCGATGGCCGCGGCCCCGATTGCGATTTCTGTAACTGCTTTCGCCATTCTCTTATCCGATTTCCCATGCGCGCGTGGCGTGCACGATCGGCAAGCGCAAGATGCCGGCCTCGTAAGGAGTCAAGAGCTCGCCTTGCAAGGACACGAGCCCCAGGCGCGACCCGCGCCCCCGCCCGATCACCACCGCATCGCCGCGGCCCGCAAAGGGGGGCTCGATCTCGCGGAGGTGATAGGCAGAGGCAATATTGCTCGCCAGCGTATCGAGCGCGGCCCGCCCGCATAAGGCGCGCATCAGGTGAAAGGCCTCAGCGCGCGAGTGATAGTTGCCGCGCAGGGGGCGAGCCACATCGGTGCCGGTCATGACCGCGATGGCGTCGGCGACGAACAAACCGCAATCCAGCACCCCGTACTCGAAGCGTTGGTGCGCGCAGGCGACGAGATATTCGCTTAAGCGGGTTTGCCAGTCGGAGAGGCGGCGCAAATCAGACATTGTTGACCGACGAGGGCGACTTGCCCCAAAAGGTGATTTGCTCTTGCAACCCCGCGACATATTGCATCGCCGTATCGCCGGGGTACTCGCTTTGTTGGTCGTCATTGGTATAGCGGCGAAACACGTCGCGGTTGAGATCGACTAACACGTTCTCGACCGCAATGGTCGCGGTGCAGGTGTCGCCCGCGTCGGTGATTGAGCCGGTGTCCATGTTGCCCTGATAAATCAAAACCGGGTCGGGGATGATCGCGCCGCTCTCGTCGAACACCGCGAGCCAAACCTGCACCTTGCCGAGCAAACGCATCTCGCTCAAAATCTCGCTCATGGTATCGCTCGGGATGGACGACAAGGAGAGCGTCACGCCTTTGGCCTCGACGCTCGAATCCTCCGAGATGGTGCCCACGTCGCCCAGAGTGCCGACCCCCTGAAACACGGTGCCGTCGGTGAGCGTGAGAGGCCCCAGGCCCGACCAGACCCGCACGAGGTTGTCGGCGAATTGCATCGCCGCCAGGATGGCGATGCGCACCGCGGGCGCACATAGGGCCGCGGCGACCGGCCCGGTCATGTTGCGCGGCATTAGAGGCGCGCCTCCATCAGAGGGCCTCGCGGATTTCAAACCCGCTGAAACCGTAGTCGGCGGCATTCACCGAATCGTGGTTACCCGAGGCCTGCGCGAGCCGGAACAGGCCTTTGCAATTGCGCATGACGATGACGGCCCCGTCGGGGGGCAAGTCGCGCAGGGGCGGCCAAACGCGCAGCGTTGCTTTGCCGTTGTTGTCGGCGTTGACCGGCGAGTCGACGCTATAGAGCCGATACCCGATTTGGATGTTGTCGCCGGGCAACAAGAGTGAGCGCGCGTTGGCGGGCCATCCCCGCGAGGCGAGCGCATAACCTTTTTGCCCCGCCCCGTCGACCGCGGGCGCGCCCAGGCCCGAGCCTTTGGGCAAGGCGGCGCGCGGGTCGCCCATTTGAAACACGTGCAAGGGGCCGCGGCATGAGCGCACAAAGGCCGCCCAGGCGTCACGCGAGCGGCGGGTCATGGGAGGGAAACTTACTTGCGCATCGAGTCGCGATTGTTGCCAGTCGAAAACCTGCATTTGCCCGGTGAAGGGCGATTCGGTCGCGGCGACATACTCGTGCGGTCGCCACTCGATCGAGCTCGGCGCCGTCACCCCGGGAATCGTGTCCGAGGGCAAGGCGATGACCGGGGTGGTGCCATAATAGAGCGCGAAGTTGAGCACCGCGGCCTGGGCGTAATAGGGGGTGATGGTCGCCGCGTCGACTTGCACCCAGGCCTGCAACGTCGCGCCCGCGGGCAAGGTCAAAATATCTGACACAAAGGTCCAACCCGTGCCCGCGGCGATCTGCAATGCCGCGCTCGTTTGCCAGTTATAACCGGGCATGCTTAGGACCCCGAGCGAAACTTTCCACGAGTTGCCGTCGCTGGGGTGCCCGGCCAAGCCGGCGCCATTCAACCATCCGGTCACCTTTACCTGTACCGCGCCAGGATGCAGGATCGCGGGGTTGACACTATCGCGCCCCGAAACTGTGATCGCCTGGGGAAAGGATTGCCCGGTCACGGCGACAACCACGGGCGCGGGTCCCGACGCGGTTGTCCAACCGTGCAAGTTGCCGTCGCTGAAGTCGGTCGAGATCGGCAAAATGGCGAGCATAGGTTTCCCTCGTTGGTGTTTTTACTTGCTTATGTTCGCCGCGCCTGCTCGAACCCCCTCTAGTTAGGTGCGAATCGTGCAGACATAACTTACCGCCCCCGTGACCGCGGTCGCAAAGTTGACCGTAAACGAGGTCGCCGCGGTGTAGGTCACCCAATAGCGATTGCCCGAACCAATATCGAATTGCGGCGTCACCACGCATTCGGGGTGAACGGTGAGGGTCGTGATGTAAAACGTATAGCTAACCGTGGTCGCCGCACTGAGCGATAACTCGCCGGCGCCGTCCACGTTGGTCGAGGTTCCGGTGAGCACCGCATCGACGTCGATATACTGTCGGCCCGTGTCGCCTTGCGCTGAGTTCAAGTTGTAGTAACACAATGCGGCGGTTTTGGGGAGAATCTGCCCGACCCCCCCGGGCATCGACACGAGCTCTTGAACGCATTGCGCCATGTGACCCGATGCGGCGGGAATCACAGGCACCCTGAACCCCGAGCGATTGGTTTCGTTGGTGCCGCTCCACGTCCAAGGGTAGGCCGTGGTTCCCTGGGCAATGATATAAGTTATGTCGTTGGCGTTATTGGAACCACTGGTATAGGTCTGCCCGGTAACCGCGCCCGCCATGCCGCCCACATAGGTGTAATGGTTTCTGGTATTGACCGCTACGTTGCCGCTGCTCGTGCTCCCCAGGTTGTTGGTTGATACCGAAACATTGGAGGCAACCAGAGGCCAGGGAGTGCCCGCGGTCGCACTGTCGAAGAAACCCGCGGCATTGATGTTGCCAGACTGTATCTGCGTGCCGTGCAGCCATACCCCCGATGCATTGACCGCGGTGCCGCTTAGATATAACTGAAAAGGCGGCAACCACGACTTATCAACAGTTGTACATGGTCCGCCCGCGGAGGTGTCGCACAATTGCGCCCATGCGGTGCCGGACGAATTGATAAAGCTGAACCCGCGCAAATTGTTGGAACCCGTGGCCGTGGTCGTGAATCGCCAGTAGTTCGGAAAGGATGTGTTGTAATCGATCTTTCCTTGTGTGCCTAACTTAAAAATGCTGGATTGGGTGGAACCGTTGGCGACATTGCGCGTCACTAACGCCGTCGGCCAATTCATAATGCCCAGGTATTCTACGTCGAGATCGCCATGCGCTATCTGGCCGAGTATCGTCTCGTGTACAGTGGTATCGATCCATCCGAGCGTTTGCATCTGCGCATTGCTGAGTTGCCAGTAATTATCGACATAGGTTTGCGCCGGTTGTTGTGCATAGGCCCATTGTTGCTCGACTTGGTTATAGACCGCGATGCAATCGTTGGATGCGGCGATGCCGTGCGAGCCAAAGATCACCACATCGGCGAGGGCGTTCGCAGTTAGAAATGGGGTTATCCACTTATTCCACCAATAGAGGCGATTCTGCCCCACGGTCGGCGCGGCGGTCGTTGCCTGGGTGCAGGTCGGATAGCCGAGCACCATCGTGCCGTTGTTTTTCATTTCAAAGGTCACTAAGTCCGGCTTGATGTCATTGAGCCACGGTTGCCAGATAGCCGACGGAATGGATGTCTGATCGGGGAGACTCGTGCCCCCAACCCCGCCCGCCACGAAAACCGCACCGTTGACGGTTGTGTTTATCATGCCCGCGGTCCATAGATAGAGGGTTGCACTGCCCCCGGCCACAACTTGCACCCAATAAGGGCCGAGCGTCACGGTCGCATCGCAGACCCCGCCCACGTTGGGGGTCACGACTAAGGCCGTGCAACTCGGAATCGCCGTCCACGTCGTACCGTCGGGCGAGGTGTTGACCGTGACCGTCGCCCCTGCCGTATCCGCGGTGTAATAGACCATAATCTTATTGGCCGTCATTTGAAACCCAGCCGTGTTGGTTGCGGTTGATCCTGGGGGCATGGAAACCCCAGTGCCCGCGGGAAAGTGGGCGAAATCTCCCCCCACATTCGTTGCCCCGCCTGCCAGGGTCGGGACGAATTGCCACCCCGCGGGCGGGCAAGTAAACCCCTCTGATACATTGGTGCCGGTGATTGTCGTGCCGATATAGCCCGCCCATTGATTGCTGAAACCAAATTCGGTTGCCAGAGTGCAGGCGAATTCGTTGGCATGAAATCCCGTAGTTGAATCGCCGCCCGTATAGATAACTAATTGCGCCGGGTTGGAGTAACCCGAATACCCCATATTGTTGAGCGTCATGAGACCCGTCTTAGTGCGGGTCGCGCGCAATGCGGCGGCGTGCAAAGGCTGCATCGAGCCCACTACCTCAGTTAGGGTTGCCGAGGTGTTGGGATTGCCGATTCCGTTTGCACCGACGGTTGCGGCGTTGACACCGCCCGTCACGGTGAGCCCGTTGTTGCCGTCCGAGGTGACCCCGGGATAACTCAGCGACCCGCCCGGAGGTCCCGCAGGCCCGGGGGGGCCTTGCGGGCCAGGGCCGCCCGCAATACAAGAATTCAAGAATTGGTTGTACGTCATGCCACTGGCATTGCAGTTAGCAGGCCAGCGAATTTGCGTCGCCGGGTTGATCTGCCCGAGCGACATCGCCGCGCAGGCGAGAAATGTGCTAGTGACAAGACCGGCCTTTATCCATCGTGCGAGCATAAACAAACCTCACAAATTGCTTAGGGTCGACAAAAGACGTCGACTCGTTCCCAACTATCGGTGTCAAAGGTGAGCGTGATGGTTAACCCGGCGAGAGTATAACTGCGCGCGGGTGCGCTCAAACCCCCGCGCAACAGGATGTGATTGCAGGCGACCGCAATCACCGCCGCGGGCGCGGTGAAGGTGTGCGCGTCGACGCGCGCGCAGGGCATATACGCAAGCGTGTCGGCGACGGGCAAACCGAGCGACAAGAAATAGGGGTTTTGCCCACTGAGGTGTGCGGTCGGGGGCGTGCCGAAAGGCAAGCGGGTGACACTCAAGGGGTACTCCCTCCGGGGCGACAAAAGGCGTCGATTCTTTCCCAACTCGGGTCAATGTCAAAGGTGAGCGTGATCGTTACCCCGTCGCCGGCGACCGTATAACTCTTAGCCGGGGCGGCCACATTGGCGGGCAGCATGATGCCGTTATAGGCGACCGCAATCACCGTCGCCGGCGCGGTGAAAGTGTGCGCGTTGATCGACGTGCAAGGCAGAAATTGCAAAGCGTCGGCGATCGGGATGCCCAGGTTCAAGTAATACGGGTTAGCCGAGGTGATGGTCGCCGTCGGTGTTGCGCCATAAGGCAAGGCCGTGACCGTGCCGACCAGGATCGCCGCGCCGCCGACCACGGCCACATTGCCAAAGATCGCCGCCCAGGTCGTGGCACTCGGCGAGGCCAACAACGGCCAGGATGCGAAGGTGCCGAATATTTGCACGTTTTGATTGAGGGTCGCATCCCAAAACAACGCGGTATAGGTTGCGCTCGGGTTGTCGGGCGAGTCGACGGTCGAGGGCAAGGTCACCGCGGGAATCGTGATGTTGCCCGACCCGTCGACGGTGCAGGCATACGATTTGAAAAACGAGCCCAGGCCACTCGACGCATTTTTGGGCACCGTCTGCTCGATCGGCGTGCCGTCCCAGGCGGTGAAATATTGGTTGGCATAAATGCGCAAAGAGATGCCGCTCGTCGCGCCCGACCAGCCCGGAACGTTGACCGATGCGATGCTGATTTGTGGCACGGCATTTCTCCTTATTGCGGCGTGCGGCGCGCGCGCTCGCTCATGCCGCGCGCGGCATCGTCGACCGCCCGCGCGTGGGTCATTTGCAAGGCGCGCTCGAAGTTGGCGCGCGTCAAGGCGGGGTCGGTGCCGCGGGCGTCGACGTTCATCACCATCGGCGCGCCGACCAGTTGATTGTTAGGGATGATGCGCCCCGGCACCGCGGGCACAAACCGCTCGCGCCCGAGCTCGCCGACATCGATCGGCACGCCCGCCATGACCGACCCGCCCAGGGCATGACCCCCGCCAAAGAGCGAGCCCGAGCCGAAAAGTTTGCCCGCCCAATCGGAATCGTTGAGCATTCCCAACAACCCGTGCCCGACCATGCGCATGAGCCCGCCCGTGGAGTGACCCTCCATTGCCCCCGCAAGGCCCCCCGGCTTGTCGGCGTCGCGGGTGTACATGGGATTGCTCTTGCTGCCCATTTTGCCGAAACTGCCCAGGCCTAACGCCTGGGCGAGCATTCCCTCGGTTTTCTCGATGCCCGCTTTGGCGAGCGATTGCGCGGTGCCGCGAAACACTTGCTCGAAATTCATCGATTGCCCGGTGAGGCCGCGGGCGAGCTCGGTGTTCACCGAGTCGATGAATTGCATGGAGATTTGCCGCAATTGCGCGCTTGTTTCTTGACTGCGCTTGATCATCTCGTCGAACACCGAGTCGATCATCGCTTGCCACGTGGTGCCGAACTCGGCGACCGCATCGGTGAGCTCTTGAATCTGACGATCGCCTTTCAACGCTTCGAGTTGGTTGGTGATCGCCTGCATTTGCGTCGCGCGTTGCGCCGGCGTGAGCGAGGTGTCCTCGGCGACGCGCGCCCGCTCGGCAACCAGCACGTTATATTCGGCGTTGTATTGCTTGAGGTGCGCCGCGGCCTGGGCAACCGCGGCGGCGTGCGGGCTGATCGCGCCGGTCGCGAGTTCGAATTGAATTTTCATCTCTTCGAGGTGCGCGTTCATCAAGGTTTGTTGCTTGTCGGCCTGGGCGAGCTCGCGATTGTATTGCGTCCATCGCGCGCCCATGTGCGCGATGTCCTCGTATGCCTCGGTGAGCATCGTCGGCACCGCGGCGACATCGCTCGGCAAGGTCTCGATTTTGGTCGTCTTGCGCAGGTCGGCGAGTTGTTTGGAGAGTTGCTCTGAATAGGTCGTGAAATGTTGAAACGCGGCCTCGTATTCTTTGGTGCCCTCTTTGAATGCCTTCAACTTGTCGGCCCAATAGGCCATCTCTTGCGCGACGCTCATGCCGTATTGCCGCTTTTGCTCGTTGAACGCTTGCTCGAAACCGGCGAGCATCTTTTGCCGGTCTTTTTCGAGCTCCGCTTCGAGGTCTTTCGCACCTTCGAGTTGGGCAATCTTGGGTATGACCGTTCCCTTATGCACCAGGGCCTCAAGCTGGATTTGCTCGGCGGCCTGCCCGAGTTGCATTTGCTCGACCGCCTCGATCTCGGGTTTGTAGGAAATGCTGCTTTCGCGCTTTTGCATCTCTTCGAGCTCGCGCGCGCGAATGGCGAGAGCATTCGCGTAACTCTTCGACTCGTTCAATTTGTCTTGCGCGGTTGTGGCATGCGCGAGCCACTTGATGTGCTCTTCGAGCATCACTTGCTCTTGATGCGTGCCCGCCTGCATTCCCTCTTTCGAAAAGAATCGGAACGTCTGCGCTTTGACGAGATCGAGGATTTGTTTGTTGGCTTGCTCCAATTGCTCGTTGAGGTGTTCGGTCGCGACCGCGATCTCTTCGACCGCCTCGGCGGCCTTGTTTTCCGGTTTGTGTTCCAGGCGCGCGAGTTGGTTGTCGAGTTGAATCGTGCTCAAGCGAATCTCGTCGGTCGCCATTTGCGCCGCGGCGTGAATGTGCCTCCATGCCTCTTCGCTCTTTTTGCGGGCCTCTTCGTTTTTCTTGATAAACTCAGCAATCTTTTGCCCCGCCTCGACAAGCACGCCGATGAGGGCGACAACTGCGATAGTGTCGAATGCCGCCGACATCGCGGTCGCGACCCCGGGCAACTCGGACACAAAGTGTTGCAGGTCACGGGGGAGTTTCACCCCGATTTGATCGCCCAGCAAGTTGACCGAATCTTTGGCCTCGTGTAACTGCGCCTTAGCCTCGGCGTTGAATTCGCGGATCGACTTTTTGGCGTTGCCGATGGCTTTTTCAAAGGCCTCGGTGCGCGCAACTAGGTCGACATATGCGGTCGCGACTTTGGCACTGGCAGGCATTCAAATAAACCTTTCGCGCGAACAATCAAAGGCGGCGCGATGGGGATGCGCGCCGCCCTCTTGACTTACTAACCGGGGGGTTGAGGTTTGCCGCCTTGCCCGGGGAAGTAACCCCAACCGTATTCGGGATGCCAACCCCAACCGCCGTCGGGGGGCGGGGGTTTGGGCACCTCGGGATTTGCCGGCGGGTTGATTGGCTGAGGGGGAATGGGGAGCGGGTGCCCTGCTACGGGCGGGTAACCGGGGCCGCCAGGGAAGTTAGAGCCGGGCGGCCCCCAGATAGGAAAGATTGGCACGGGCGGCCCGCCGCTTCCAGGCGGCACGCCGGGCGGCACGATCGGCCCCCCGCCGACACTGAGACCCGTGATCACGGCAAGGCCTTGCAAGGTCACCGCGCGGCCCGACTTGTCGGCGTGGTCCCATAGAACGCCGCTTATCATTACCGGAACTTCCATTTATGAAACTCCTTTCGGTTTTGTTTCGGGTTGAATATTTACGACCGCATAGGGCGCGAGGGTTGCGGCGAATTGTTCGGCGAGCTCCTGATCGTTCGCGGGCGCGCGCGGCGCGGGTTTGTGCCAGGGCACAAAATCGACCGCCGCTTTGGGTTCCTGGGGCGCGTAATAGGAAAAATTGCAAACCACGGAAGCCAACAACCCCACCAGCAAATCTTGCCGCTCTTGCGCCTGCCGGTGCCGTTTGGTGAGCGCGCCGAGTTGCCGCGGGGTGAGTCGCCAAAACTCGGCCTCGCTCACTCCGAGGTCATAGCGCGCATGACTCCAGAGATAGCCCCAGAGCTCGCGCCGACCGAGCTCGGGGCCTGCGTAGGGTCGGCGCGCGCGGCGTCGCTCTCAGGGTCAACGAGGCCCGCTGTCCAAGCCTCCAATACCTTCGCCCATACTTCCCAAATGTTTTTGCGGTTGATGCGCGATTTGATCGCCGCGAAATCGAGCTCGGCATGATGCGCGCGCGTGCAGGCGTAGAACATGCCGCGCACGAGGTTGATTGCCGGGGAGCGGGCATCCTTTGACGTGAGCCCGGTCAAGAGTGCCCGCCCGGTCAAATCCTCGGCCTCGGCGACCGCCTCGAAATCAAACACGAGCAAGAACAGGTCGGCGCCGATCTCGATCGTCACCGTCGGTTGCATGGGGTTCGCACGCATAGAGTCTCCGTTAGGCCGCCTGTGCGGGTGCCGCTTGCGCCGCGGTGCCTGCCACGAGCGTGCCCGGGGTGAGGGTCAAAAGCGTATTGAGTTTGATCGTCGCCTTGAAATTGATCGCCTTATCGACTTGAATGTCGGGCGTCGGCATATCTTGCACGTAACCGGAAAACGTATAAAGGTTGCCGGTCGTGGTTTGCCCCGGCCCGACCGGGAGTTGCACTTTGAAATCGTTCAACCCGCCCGAGTTGAACGCCGCGAGCAATAGCGGTTGCCCCGCGTCGCTCGGCAAAAAAACGCCGGCGATCGCGAGCTCGCCCGGCGACACTTTGGTGGGCAAAGATTCCTCCAACACGCCCGCGCCCACGACCGGCGAGCTCAAACACGTGATGTCGTCGAAACTCCACTTTTGCCCGCTGAATGCAAGGGTCTTGAGTTGGGCGATCACGGTGAACGTTGATGCAGGCGACGGGGTGGTGCCGATCGAAAACGTCGCGCCCTTTCCGGTGAAACCTTTCGTTGCAGTTCCGGCCATTGGCTCACTCTCCTGTCTGGGTTAGTGGTTTTTAGCTTCCGAGAAATTGACCATCGCGTGCACTTGCACGCTATAAACGCGCGCGGGGTTCCAGGCGTCGGAAACGTTGGCGATCTCGATCGAGTCGACCGGGGTGCCCTCGTTCAACACCCCGCGATAGCCCGAAAAGCAAAGGCGAAAGGCCTCGCCGAGTGCATTGGCGTCGGCCTTGCGAATGGCGAAACACTCATAGACAATGCGCGCCGTCGAGAAACTAACCGGGCCATCGGTTGCATAGTCGCTCGCATAACTCACGCGCGAGTACGTCACATAGGGATATTGGGAGAGGTCCTCGGGCGCCGGCGGGGGCGCGATGCGATCGCCGCAAAGGGCATAGATCGCAGGGTCGGCGATCGCCAGGGCGCGCAATCCATCGGTGAGCATTTATCCGAATTCCACGTCGAGCGATTTGTTTTCGGGAATGGCATTCTCGCCGTACCCGAGGGCATTGCCCAGGGTTTCAATAAACACCTCGACCGCCGTCTCTGCGGAGAGGTCAAAGGCGCGCGTGAGGAAATGGGTCGCGGGGATGTGCTTGATGTTGCCCCCGCGGTCTTTGTGCATCCACCCGTAGTTGATGCGATAGGCGACCAGGCCCCCGATTTTGGCCGAGGGTCCGACCTTGACCCGCGCCGCTTGTTGGGTGCGCGAGAATTGAATCTCGGTGTGCATATCGGCCTTGAGCACGCCGGGCGGCAATGCGGTCGAGTCGGGGGTCCAAACATCGTCGCGCTCGGGCGTCTCGGCGACGACCGCGGCGAGCATCACATCGCCCGCGGCCTGCAACGCGCGGCGCATGATGTCCTTGCGAAACCGTTGCGGCAATCGGGTGAGCGCGTATTCGAGCTCGCGGGTGTCGACGCTCAATTCGATCGTGTCGGCCATTGTTAATTGCTGTCCTCGTCGATGCCGATGCAGGCGAGCACGAGTTTCTTGTCTTGCTCCAACACGTTGTCGATCGCCTGTATGGTGTAAAACCTGTCGCCGAATACGACCCTGTACCCGGGCTCGATCTTGACGGTGCGCGGGTGCCGCATGGTGATCACGTTGGAGGTCTGCGAGGTGAGGGCGTTATTCGCAAACGACATGCGAAAGGTGCGCGAGTTGACGCTCTCGATTTTGGCGCGCGTGGTGAGCACGTCGTCCCACGTGACGTCGGGTTGCCCGGTCTCGTCGCGGCCATCGGGGGGCGATTGCACGGTGACCACGTGGATCAACTCGCCCGCTTGAATATAGGTCGGGTCCATCGCTCACAATCCAAATGTTTCGAACACCTCGCTCGCGAGTATCGCCTCGATGCCGTGCGCGATCGCTTGCGGGGGTTGAGTTTCGGCGGCGTCGCGGTGTTCGTACCAATAGGCGACGAGCAAGAGAATCGCTTGCTTGATCGCCTGGGGGCACGCCCCGATGTAATAGGTCGCGGTGAGAACTTGCCCCACTGGTACGTTGAGCACGAGCACCGTTGCGTCGGTAGGGTCGGGCGTATAGGGCACCGCGTTGCCCTGGGCGTTGACTAACGAGATCATGCCCGTATAGAGGGCATTTGTTACTTGCACCTCGGTGATTGTCGGGGGCGACCCGGGGTGATTCTTGACCGTCAGATTTTCGGTGAACACGTCCACATAGTTGCCCGCGGTGTAACTCACGCAAATCGAATTCGGCACCCATGCGTAATCAGTCGGCCAATACAATCCTGGCAAGGGCACAACGCGCGCGGGCTCGGCCTTGGCATCGAGCCAATATTGCGAGGGCGCGACGGTTTGGGTTTGAAAGTTGCGGTCGGTATAGGTGACCGACTCGACCGAGAGGGCGCGCGGTTTGGGCAAACGTATGGCAAGATAATTCCACGCCCCGAACCCCGTGCTCGCATACGCATAGTAGGGAAAGAAATCGAGCCAGAGTTTCATCGTGCGGTTGAAGATCGGGCGATTGATGAGCCGCTCGACATATTGCCGCGCCGCCACGATCAACGAGGTAATGAGCGCATCGTCGAGGGTCATGGCGGCGTCGACCGCGGCCTGTGCTTTGGCCTCGGCGAGCGTCACGGGCTCGATAAGCGGTTGCGACGTGTCTCGATAGCTGAGAGGCATGGCTAACCTCACGCGCGCAGGAAAGGCCGCCCAGGGGGCCGCGGCGAGGCCCCCAGGCGCAAGGGTTGATTACTTGCCGAGTAAGGTAACGATCGCCGCGGGCGAGGTCGCCGCCGAGGGCACGTTGCCCGCGATGGTGATTTGCCCGCCGACCCGCGCGAATCCAACAAAACCGACTTTGTTCAATTCGGCGTAACGCTCGTCGAGGCGGCGCAGGGTCACGACGCCGGTGTCGGCAACCTTTGTGTCGGCGGGCACGTCGGCATAGGGGTCGACCTCGCGGAACGTATATCCTTGTTCGAAATTGCCGAACTGGATAAACGCGTTATTGACCCCAATCGACGGTTGATAGGGATTGAGTTTCACGGGGTAACCGAAAATCGTGCCCACAAACCCCGAATTCGCGCCGTCGTTGTACGGCAAGAAAATCGGGCGGCCCGCGGTGTCGAGAATGTTGAGCACGAGCCCGAGCGTCGCGTTCGACATCACCCAAACCGCGCCGATCAAATAGGCAGGATCGAGCGCGGAGAATAGCGCGGCCATATCGATATATTTCAAAACGAGCGTCGTATTGCCGACCACGCCTTGAGTAAGTGTTTGCGTGCCGACCACGTTCGACCCGTTGCCTTGCGTAATCCACTTCGAGACGGTGCGCAGATAGCGCGATTGCACCGCGCGCTCGACAAACCCCACGAGATCGAATCCCGCATCTTGAATGAGCGAGCGTTCAATCAAGATCGGGTTCGACCGAATGTCGTCGATTTGGATCGTGACGCCGCCCGTTGCCGGGTCGGTCGTGGTAATGCTCGCCGAATTCAACACAAAGAGGTTGGTGACGTCGTTGAGCATCGGGGCCTTGATTGCCTCGCCCGTGCCGGTGCGCAGTTTATACACGAGGTCATAGATCGAGCCCGCCGACATCATGGCGATTTTTGGGTCGGTGACGCCGACCGGAATCATCACCGCGCCGTTGGCGGCGACGGTGAGGTCGCGGGTCTCGAAGTTTTCGCGACTCATCCAGGCGCGCAAGGCCTTATCGGTCGCCCTGCGCCGCACCTTGAGCGAACGGGTGTCGCCCTCGGGCTCGTCGGCCCCAGGCGCGCCGCGCGGAATACTGCGCCCGCTTGTTGTCGAGGTCTCGGCGTCGAGCCGGTCGCGCAATTCATATTGCGCCTTGAGCTCGTTCGCCTCGGTGAGCATCTTGTCGGCCTGGGTGCGTTGCTCGGTTGTCACCTTGTCGCCGCTCATGATCTTTTGCGCGTCGACTAACAGTTTGTTGCGCGCCTCGCGCATCTCTTTGCTCGTCATGGAACACCTCTCAAAGTGAAATGGGGTTGGTGATGCGTGGTTGTTTTTGCCTATCACCGCGGCGAGCTCGCGCCCAGGCGCGAACACCTCGCGATACACGCACCGCGGCCCGCACCATCGAAGGCAGTCGACAAAGCGACGGGGCGATGCCTGGGTTTTGCGGTTTAGAGTTCGAGCGCGATGCGTAGGGCGAGGCGAAGATTTTCGTTCGCCTCATGCGCTCGCGCGAAAAATCCGTCGTCCATCGGGCAATCGATGCAACCCTCGGCGTCGGCATTGCAATCGTCGTGCGTGCAGTTCGAGCAATCGCCGTCGATCGCGCACGCATCGCAATCGCAGATACACCCGTTCATTAAGTCGCGTTTCACATTCAACAATCGCGCCCGCATCTCTTTGGGCATCGAGCGCGGCAACGAGTATGCCTGCGAGCTCGTTGCAGGAAAGGCGGGATACGTGACCGGCGACACGTCGAGCAACTCTTGAAACTCAAGAATGCGGCGGGTGATCGACCCGTCGGGGTTGTCGGTGTATTGGTCGCGTTTGGCGATGAACGCGAAACTCGACCCGGTGATGTCGCCGCGGCGCATCGAGGTCATGAGATCGCGCGCCGCCTGGGTGTCGGGCGGGTCGATCTCATAGGCGAGGCCGCGGGCGTCGACCGAGAGGCGCAAGGTGCCCGCGCGCGTGCGCCCCAGCACAAAATTCGGGTCATGATTGAACAGGCCGCGCACGTCGGGGTTTGTGCTCATCACCGAGTCGAATGCGTGCGGGTCGATCTCTTCGCGCAACTCGGTGAAATAGCCGAGGTCTTCGCTTTGCGAATTGAACACCGCACCATACCCGGAAATTTTCGCGGGCTCGTTCTCTGCCGAAACGCGAAACTCGCTTTGCCGTATGAAACGCCGCTCGATTTGCTTATTCATCTCGCACCTCTGAGGCGGCCTGCGCCGCGCTGATCTCTTTTGCTGCATTGATATGCATAAAGCGAACCACTTTCCAAAATTCGCCCGCGGTGAGGGTTTCGAGATCGCCCTCGGCGATCGCCGCGGGCCATTTCGCGGCGCGTTTTTCCATTGCCTTGAGCCCCTCGGCGACGAGGCCCGCGGCGATCTCGGGCCTTGAGCCTCCGCGATAACTCACGCCCAGGTCGGCAAGGCCGCGCAAAACCGGCCCCAATGTCACGCGAAAGGCCGCCGAATCACGCTCGGCACGCCGCGAAAGTCGCCCGAAAGCGTCGCGAAACGGCAATGCAAAGGCGGCATACGGGGGCAATGCTTTCGGTTCGGGCGCCGGCAACGCGCGGGGCGCGCTCGGCGCAGGCAAAGGCGCGGGCTCGTCGGGCTCGGGGGGCACGAGCTCGGGCGCAGGCGGCGCAGGCGAGCCCGCCGGCGCAGGCGAGAGCAACAAGGTTTTCGCCGATTGCATATTGACCGGGGTGCGGTAGACGTTGAGCTCGGGCGGCCCGGGATTCTCGCCGAGTTTCGCGCGCACATCGTTTGCCGAGAACCAACCCCATTGCACGCCCGCGGCGAATCCCTCTTGCTGAGTTTTAAAATCGCCGCGCAAACGCTCGCTCACATCAAACTTGACGAAAAATCGGCCCGCGTTGCGCCCCACGGTCGGCATGAGTTTACGCTCGACCTCATTCTCGATCGAGGCCAGATAAGGGCGCAAAGTGTCGATCACGAATTGCAAGTTTTGTTGCTCGACGTTGTTGCCGCTCATGCGCGAGGTGTCGCCGATCATGTGCGGCGGGATGCGCCAAAGGGCGGCGATTTCGGTACGCTGAAATTGCCGGGTTGCTAGGAATTGCGAATCCTCGGGCGAAAGCGAAATTTGTTTGTAATCCCATTCGGCCCCAAATAGAAACGCGGTCTTGCCTTGATTCACGCCCCCGTGCGAGTTGTTCCAACTCTCGATGATTTCGCGTTTGGTTTTGTCGTCAGGTTTCGGGCCTTTGCTCATCACCACGCCACCCGGCCTCGACCCGTTGCCAAAAAAACGCGCACCGTATTTCTCCGTTGCCTTTGTTAGTCCGAGCGATTGCCGCGCCTGTTGAATGGGGCTCAATCCATGAATGCCGTCGAGCGAAAACAACAACACGTGCAACATATCCTCGGGGTCGATGAGGCGTGATAGTCCGGCCTCCATGCCGTCGCTCGTCTCGTATGCGATGCGATTGCTCGGCAAGCGAATCGGGCGCGTCTTGAGCGGGTTGAGAGGCCAAAGGGCAATCGGTTGCCCCGCCCCGTTGCGCTCGATTTGTGCATACGTGTTGCCGGTGAGCGCGAGGCACCCAACAAAAGTTTGTTTGAAACTGTATGCGCTCATTTCGGGGTTGGGCTCGATCGCGAGTAACTTATACGCCTGCGCCTCGATCGCTTTTGTGCGCCCCCCGTCGGCCCCTCTTTCCCAAACCTCAAGCGGCAACGACGCGACCGACTCGGCCAGGATACGCACGCAATCGTAAACGGTCGTGATTTGCAGGGCGTTTGTTTCGTTGACCGATTCGCCCGAGGCGGTCGGTTCGCCGCCCATGAGCCACTCCCAAACCGCGGGGCTGGAAAGCGGCACCGCGGGATTTTCGAGCGGGTTGGCTCGGTACTCGGCGCGCCCGAGATTTCGAAGAATTTCAAAAAATCGCATCGCCGAATTCCTTTTGTCAGGCAAAGAAAATGCCGCTCGCGTTGTCTTGCGGCGCGGCCATCCATCGGGCGAACGCGAGCAAGATCGCGATCGTGCCGTCGATCTTTTGGCTTATGTGCTTGCGCACGGGTCGCCAGTTTTCGCGCTCGGAAATCTTGCACGAGGTGTTGCCGATCATCCAACTCAAGACCGGGTTGCCGTCGAAATGAAACCGGCCCGCGTACACGAGCCCCTCGAATTCCTTCATCGGCCCCGATTGCTGCTCTTCGTTTTGCTTGAGGTCGACGATCTCGGTCGAGGTGTTCCAGTCGTCGCGCTCGCGCAAGAACTGAATAAGCGGCGCGGCGTGAAAAGGATCAAACACGAGCTCGCGCAGCATGAGCGCGGTCGAGTCGGCGGCGAGGTCATCATTCACGCGCAAATATGATGTGATGTCGCCGGGCGTCTCGATCAAAAATCCTTTTTCGACCCAGGTCTGATAGTGCGTGTTCCTGGGGTCCCTCACTTGTTGCTCATTGAGGTAATGCCGAGTGAAGCAATAGAAATGCTGCTCGCCGTCGATCACGCGCCGAAAGAGGCGCGCGGTCGAAACCGTGTCGCGGCGCGACGCGAGGTCGACGCCTTCGATGCACGGGTCGCCCGCAAAATCCTCGATCGTGAGCGAGTGATCGGCGCAGGCCTCCCATTTGTGCATATTCATCCAAGTCGCGGTTTGATTGACCCAGATATTGAGGTTTTTGGTTTTGAATTCTCTTTGACGCAGGGCCGAATGCTTGGCCTGCTCTTGATCGTGTTCGATCGTCTCGGGGTTGACGCTCACCCCATAGTTGGGGTTTGCCATCAAGACCGCTTTTTTTGATGTCCAATCGATGCCCTTGTCGATCGTGTAAATGATGGCGAAGAGTCGATCGTTGGGGTGCCGACCGGCGAGCATATCTTGCACCTCAAGGTGTTTTTGATAGCACGGTGAGGTGGTATCGGTGCCCGCGGTCGTGATTTCGAGCAAGAGGGGTTGCAACCGCGCGGTCATGCCCGTGCGCGCCCAATCGATGAGCCGGTCGGTTTTGTATTCGTGATACTCGTCGGCGAGCACGCAATGCGGCGAGGGTCCATCTTGCGGGTTCGCTTTGAGAGGTTTGAAAGTCGCGTTGCGGGCCTGCACTACGATCGAGGCTGCGTTGATCCAGACGCCGAACGCCTCGCGAAAGTCGAGGGCGCGCTCGGCCATTTGTTTGGCGGCGAGAAACAACCCGTCGGCGGCCTGCTCTTTCGACCGCGCGCCGGCGTACACTTCCGAGCCGAATTCATTGTCGGCGGCGAGGCAATAGAGGCCGACCCCCGCGGCGAGCGGGGTTTTGCCGTTCTTGCGCGGCACCTCGATATATGCCTCGGTGAAACGCCGATGCCCTTTGTCTTTGTCGACCCAACCGAAAATATTGCAGGCGATGAACAACTCCCAGGGTTCGAGGCGAAACGTTTCGCCTTTGCCTGCGCGGTTTAGAAAGTCGTTTTTGTAATGCTTGAAACCTTCGAAGAATCGACAAAAGCGATTCGCCTTGCTCTCGTCAAACCTCCATCGACACTCGGGCGTCGCACTCCGCTTGAGGTCCTCGAGAAACCGCGCGCAGGCCTGCCGCACCTCGACGCACGCGAGAATGCGCCCCGCGGTGATTTCCTCGGCATAGGCCCGAGCGCGCTCGGCATAGCTTTGCGGGTTAGTTCGGGCGGCCCGGGATTGGTTCGGCGGCGAGGTCGTTGAATGGACTGTTTTCGGTTGCATCATCGCCAGAGGTCGCCGCCGCGCTCGCGACGACATTCACTTTCGAGCGATCGGCGGGGTTCATGCCGATCTTTCCGAGCAAGGTGTCGAGGCGCGAGAAATCGCCGCTCTTTGCGCCCCCCGTGCGCACGCGATAGAGCAAGCGACAAATCAACTCGACGTGTTTGCGGTCGTGCCACGTGCACACCCCGGGCGGGGCCTCGGCGACGACCTCGTTCCAAATGGCGGTGAGGCGCGTCGCCATATACTCGCTCAACCCGCCCGCGGTCGTGAAACAAAGCGGCACGTCACCCAGGGGGCCGACGGGTTTCGGTTCGCCGGCGCGCGCGCGGCGACGCTCGGGGTGTTTATCGAAAGACCCGTTGCGCTCAAGTTGTGCGCTCGGTTTGCGTGACCGTCCCATTGTGGCCCCCTATTGATCATCGTCCCAATCGTCGTCGCTCTTGCGCCCCCAGAAATCATCATCGCAATCGTCGTCGCTCTTGTCGACGTGTTGGGCACTGCCGACATTGAATGCGGTGCCGTAGAACGCGCCGTCGATCTCACCGACGGTCTTGGTTGCATTGCCGCCCTCAAAGATGACCGGGTTCGAGCGGAAGGTGTTGAACCCGATTTTGGTTTGCGTCGGGATGCCGCACAACTCGATCGCGGTGCCCACTTGCCGAAAGTAAGAATTGACGATGCGATTGCCCCAAGTGTTGCTCGCACTATCGCCCATAATCAACACGCCTTTGGGCGCGGCGTATCCTTGCGCGCTTGAGCCCGTGACCGGGGGCGGCGTGCCCGCGTTTTCGTAGTCTGCGCCGCCGATGTCGTTTTGATGCCCGTTCGCGATTACGGTGCCAAACGCGAACGAATTGCAGGCAACGCGCCACTCCATCGTGTCGGAAAAAGGCCCCATGTACGCGCCGATGCCGTCGGGAATACTCCCCCCGTTGATATAGCCGCGAAACTTAATGCGCGAGGTGCCGGTCGCACCCGCGCCGTAACTCATATATACGGGGTAACCGACCGAGTGCGATTTCAACAACACTTGCCCGTATTGCGTAAAGCCGAGGCCCGGGTCGAGCCATAGAAAGATGCCGCCCGTCGAGATCGCATAGGTGAGATTGCTATTGCTCGCGCCCTGATACATAAGCGCGAGCGTGAGCGAGCCCGAGTTATTGATCGAGGCGATCTCATAGGGATAACCGGCGACATTCAAGAAACCGGGCAACAGGTCGGGCGACCAGTTTGTGCCCGTACCCGTGACCGTCTTGCTGCCTTTGGTGACCGAGACCGTGCCCGTCGTGTAGCGACGAGGGATTAGATTTTTGGCCCCCACATCGAGCAAAACGAAATTTGCTTGATTGGTGATGCGCACCGCGGATTTGAGCGCATTGTGCCCCGCGCTCGTGTCGGTGAATTGAATATGCTCGATCCAAACCGATTGCAGATTCGACGCCGCCACGGGGCAATTAAACCAAAGCATTGAGGTCAACGGTTTGTCGGTAAAAAAAGTGACCGCGCCGGTCGAGCCGATATTGCTGATATGCCCGTCGCCGACTAGCTTGATCAAGTTGCCGTTAGTCTCGACCGTCGCATCGAAACGATATTTGCCGGGTTTGAAATGCACCTCGGCGGGGTATTTGCTGCCGTCAAAAAAGGCCTGTAATGCACCCGCGCAATCACTTGAACCATCCGAACTCATGCCCAGGTCCGAAACCGCATCGACGCCGCGTTGCGTCGGCGCAGGCCCCCCCGGCGGCACCGCGGCCTCGGGGTGATGCACGTCGAATTGTAGATTGACGGTCTCTACGGGCATCGATTCGCCTCGACCCTTTCGAAAACTGTGATTTGAATAAGTGTTGGTTTGCCGTCGTCGGTTGCAAACCAACAATCAGCGCAGTCGCGCGACGGCATCGGGCACCGTTTCAACAATTGCCCGATGCAACGAAACTCGTTTGGAGAACCACTCAATAACTTGCGAGGCGGCATTTCGCTTTCACTTTCGACCCGATTGTTATCGGGTTCTTATTCACTCAAACATGAATACGTCTTGCGCAAGTCGCCCCGCGGCGATCTCGCAATATTCTTCTTCGATCTCGATGCCTATCGCCCGGCGACCTAATTGTTTCGCCGCGACTAACGTCGACCCGGCACCCATGAACGGGTCGAGAATCGTGCGCGCAGAAGGGAAAAAGCCGATACACCATTGCATCAGTTCGACGGGTTTTTGTGTTGGATGCTGCGCGCCGTCGGTCAACAATGCGACGCGGTTCAAGTCGTAAATTCTCAGCGCGCCTTGCATCGATGTCCACGCGAGCTCACCGTCCGATTGTGCGATTCTTTGCGCCTTATCCCAAACGAGCCAGCGTTGCGTCGGGGGTAACACGTCGGCAAAATAGTTGCCCCCCCAGATGATTGCCGTCGGGCAAAAGCGCAGTATTTCGCGTAATAGATCTGGGTTGACTCGATGATTATCCCAACCTAGAAACTCATACGCCTTGCGACCGTTGTGCCTGCTTGTGCTCGGTTCTGAGCCATCGCGGTTTATTCCATATGGAGGGTCGGTGATTACCGCGTCGACCCGCGGCAAAGTAGGCAAAACCTCGCGGCAATCGCCGTGATAGATCGTGACGCCTGCGTGCTCGTAATAAAGGGGCATTTGATTAAAACGTGTGACGGCATCGGGGGCGTCGCCGCCCCCTCGTGCCGTTCTGAGGTTGCAAATCGGGTCAAACCGTTTAGCGCATTCGGAAGTCTCCTTTCGCGAGATTTACTTGCCGACGTACACTTGAGGCCCCGCGGCCCCGCCTGGGGCGATTCTGTGCGATGGCGGGGCATTCTAGGCGACCGATTGGATGGTGACGGTCTTTTGAAACATTGCCCCGAAAACCCAAATTTCGGAGATACGAAAAGTTGAC